ACAAACTCCGCTGAAACCTTATCGACTTCCTCACGGGTTGCTACAAGAACCTGCCGTACATTCTTCTTCCCCTTTATGCCTACCACACCGAACCAGCCATCAGCGGCTTGAACCCTGTCTAATAGATCAACATTCGGCATAAGATTCTCTTTATGAAAGTAAAGGGGGGACTAGCCCCCCTTACCTAGTGGCGCTAACTAAGTTAGCTATGCTTTTTGATGTACAAGGTTACAGCTTCAACTTTGTCTTTTGGATCGTGTGTACCTGCGAACCAGTTATAGACAGTCTGCTTGCTGACACCAAGTATATTTGCCACTTCACTCGCGGGGATGTCCAGTGCAATGCACAACCGCCCAAGCAAGACACCTAACCTACTCTTGCTTGCTTGCTTGTTAAGCCTAACTATTCTTGCACTGTATCCGTAGCTCATGTTTACTCCTCGGCCCAAGCTGATACCACATCAGCCAGATTCTTCTTAGGCGCAGGTACTTCCGGTTCCGACTTCTTGGATACACGCTTAACAGGTTCTGCCGCTACGGGTTCGTCCTCATCTTCAGCGGCAAACTGTGGGCCTTTCGGTGCAGCTTGCTGAACCACTGGTGCGGGTTTAGCCGGTATTGCGGCAGGTAACTTCTTCACACCGTCCATTGCTGCTGCCGTAAGCTGTACGAACCGCTTGGCTTCCACGGATTTCTGTGCGGTTTCAACCAGATCAATCTCATCGTCGGTCAAATGACGCACGGCAGTGAACTTCAGCACATCGCCGGTTTCGTTCTCATCAAAACGCATCTCAGTAACAACACGGTCGATGCTCTCACCGTTGGCGGGGAGGAAGTTCTTGTAGCTCTCAAACGGATGGGTATTGCCCACACCCTTACCAAACAACGACTTTGACGGGATGTTGAACTGATACACCTGACCACTTGGGTCACCATCAAGCATCAATGCAACACGACGCAGGAAGCGACATGCACGGCCCTTACCGTTTGGCCCCGACCCGTCAATGTTCTGGGGGCAGGTTACGCATGAAGCGGACTGTGCATTACTAGCGGTTGATTCTGGTGCTGCACCAAGGTTAGACCAGCAGTCAGGCAATGTCGCCTCACCGTCAGGGTCGTATGCTTTAGCGTAGAACTGACGTGACACCTTTGGCAGCGCGTTGATAACGATGACGTTGAGGAAACCGTCGCGTACTTTACCCGCTTCCTTGCCGTTGATCATGCGGCGAAAGACGCCCTTGTTCATAACGATCCTATTACCCCCTGTGCTTGCATCAGCAAGGGACTTCGCTAACTCACTGACTTCACGAACGCGGGTAGGTGCTACGGTGGTGGCTTGCTTAAAAATGCTCAGGTTGCTCATGCTTTGCTCCTTCTAACGGATATGGTGTATTTACTGTCTGCTTGTAACCCCATCGGTAATTTGTCGGGGTTTTCTTCTAGGAACTGCTTCAAATTTCCTTGGTGTATACGCCGCTCAAGAATGCCATAGGCATCATTGTTTTTGATAAACGTGTACATAGAATCCCAATCATTCGTCCAGTACCTTGAAGATACCTTACGCATGATGGTGCCGTGCGTAGTCTTTATACTTGTTGCATTGTTCTCGTTGCATATCTCCAAAAGTTTGTCCGCGATAACATCCTTCTGGGCGTCCAAGTCCTTCTTCCGCTCTTCGTATTCTGCGGTAAGCATATCTATCGCATCACGAATTTTTATGTACGCCGATGCCAGTAAGTCTGGGGGTAGAATCTTCACCTGCGTGTCCAGCGAGAGTTGCGCTACTTCGTCTACTGTTTCATCCATGCTAGCTCCTTAAGGATGGGTCGTTTGCCCATTTGAACCATTGTAACTGCGCTACTTGACTTTGTCAAACCACATCTTCGATTTCATTGTGGTAAAGGTCAATTATTTTTGTATGGATATCTATGTTATTTTGTAGCATGTTATACAACTTTGACTCTACTGCACTACCTCTGATATGCACAATCGTCATTGGGTTTACTTGCCCCGGCCTGTCGATACGCGCATTCGCTTGGAGGTAGGTTTCTACGCTGGTAACCGGTGAGTACCAGACAATTACGTTAGCGGAGGTAAGGGTCAATCCGTGCGATGCAGCTTGCGGCTGAATGATAAGCACTTGGATATCATCTTCGTCTTGGAACCGCTGGATGATGGAGTGACGCTTGTTGACCGATACCTGCCCGTTGATTATGGCTGACGGGATACCCTTCTTAGTGAGGAAGCTATGTACTAGCTGGATAGTGTGCGTAAAGGGTACGAATACGAGTACCTTATGACTAGCCTCGTTGATCACTTCTTGTAGCACGTTAAGCCGGTTGCTCACGTCAAACTCGACCACTTCTCCATTGTCGGTGTAGACCGCACCACCAGATATCTGCAACAGCTTGTTGATGTTGACCGCTGCATTGACCGACGTTATCTGTTCCCCACCCGCTGATATAGTCATCTGCTTCTTAAGCATAGTGTAGTACTTGATCTGCTGCGGGGTCAGGGGTGCATCCCGTTCTACGAACGTAACACTAGGCAAGTCCAAACACTGTGCTTTCTCAAACCGTATCGCAGGTTGTAGTACTTGATGCACTATGGCTTGCGCTTGCGGCTTGGGAGTCCACTTGAAGTTGCTTATTTTATACATCACCGAATCGCGGAACTGCCCAAAGAACTTTGGCGTGTTAGCAGGGTTGATCATCTTGGCAAGTCCAAAGGCGTCCACGGGAGACTGTGCTGCTGGAGTACCCGTAAGCATCCACATGCCTTTGGTTGTCTTGGCGATATCCCTTAGCGTTTTCCATCTTGTAGTCTGTGCATTCTTATAAGCACTTGCCTCGTCCACTACGATCAAGTCAAACCCGCCGTTGATGATGGCATCTTTGACTATCTCCACCCCATCGTAGTTAATGATGACGAACTCAGCACCGTTGTTGATCAGCTTCACGCGACGCTTAGCTTCTCCATAGGCCACGTCACAGGTGCGGTGTATTGCAAACTTGAACAGGTCTGCCTGCCACGCTGACTTCATAATGGATAGCGGACAAATCACAAGGACACGGTTGACGATACCCAAGTCCATCAAGTAGTCACATGCCCATATCACACTGGCGGTTTTACCCGTACCCTGCTCGTTAAAGCAGAATGCCCTGCGGTTAAGGGTTAGGAACTCTGAGGTCTGTTTCTGGTGAGCGAAAGGTTTGAATTTTCCCGGCCAGTGGTAGTCCGTCAGGATGCTATTTGTTTTTTGGGGCATTCTTTTTGACTGTGTGGTCGGGGTTGCGGCTAAATGATCTGTTTGCGGAAGCAGATTTGACACGAAGGTTCCCAGCAGTGTTTGTACCCCCTTTACTAAGAGCCTTGATGTGATCGACATCCTTACCATCTCCTTTATGTACCGCACCTTTTTTAACCATCGCTGCCCGTGCCGCATTACGTTCTGTGCGTTTTTTAATTTCTTCCGGTTTACCTTGATACGTTTCGTACTCGTGCTTGTATGGTCTAGGTTTGTTGACGTATGGCATTTTGAACCTCCTTGTATTTACGCTGCTAGCTGCTTGAATTGACTTATTGGTATGTAGACGCACCGTTCTATGTCCATAGGGTCATCCCTATCTTTACGTCCACCAATGGATTCTTCGTACTCCGTTTTGACGTTAGCCATGAACAGGCCGTTTGTAAACTTAATGACTAGCAGGAACGGGGCATTTTCCTTGTGCGCCCAATCCAGCCCTTTCTTATGCTTTGCTGAACTCAACATCAATGTGGGGTATTTATCACTAGCGTTATTCCTAACTTTTATCTCCACTATAGCTTGTACTTTACCGTTCTTAACAAACTTCCCGTTTACCGGATGCAGGGGTGGGTACTGCTCGTAGGTACAATCAAATATGTTGCAAAACTTAGCTGCTATTTCTAGCTCTCTCGCTACGCTACTGGAGTTCTCGTATTGGGGTCTCACCTTCTTGGCTCCTTGTAATTGATACAGGTTTTGACGGGACACCAACCGCAGAGAGGGCCAGACACAGCGTTCCATACCCCACTTTGCAGTGCCTCTTCGATTCGCATCACGTCGTATTCAAACGGTTCGATGTACGTTTTACTGTCGTTTCTTGTATGGGTGCGGCGTACAAACTCATTACTGACTACAAATAGCAACGCGGAATTTAATTTGTTAATCTGTGGATAGTGCGTGAAGATAGCTGTTGCTAATAGGTCTAGCTGCTTGGTATCCGCGTACTTGGCGTTCTTGCTAGTCTTGTAGTCAATCATCAAGGCTGTATCGCCTCGTATGATAAGTAAGTCAATGATGCCCCGCCACCATACGTTCTCGGCAAAGAATTCGCAGGGGGTGTATTCTTCTCCCTCCTTGGCTAACCCTAACCTAAGTTCGCAATGCTTTTCCCCGTCGATCTGTTGGAGTACACTTAACACATCTCGGAGGTAAGCAAACTTCTCTGGTATCGGGTCACCGTTTCTTATGAAATTCTCAGCGGCTTTATGTACTTCGTTCCCGTATACCAGAGCGGTATTGCTTGACTGCTTAACATCTTTGGCGACACTTAAGTGGTAGTACTTCTTCGGGCACTGTTGGAAGTTTTTTATCGAACTGTACGACCACGTTATCGCCATGTTAGTCTTTCTTCTTTCTTGGTTTGACTGCGGCTAGCCCACGACTACTAGCATATGGTACCCTTTCTTCCTTTACTTTGTCAAGAAGCGCATTGGCAATATCTACTGAATCATCAACCACATGCTCAAAATCGTGGCCCCGTATGATGTATCCAAGCATAGCCAAACCTGCATATAGACTACGTAGCTGATCATCGTCATTCATTTTGCAGTGTGTCTATAAGATTCATTTACTTCACCATTTTTAACAACGGCGGCAGACCAAAGGCTATCGAAAACCGGCATAGCCCCTTTCAGCATGAGTTCCATAGGCGAGATTTCCCTGCCGCTATCCTTCCTACCTTCGTTAGTAATAGGTACCAACGACCGTGTAAATCCCGGCCCTACATAACAAGGCTTACTGTAGTGCGGCACGTAGGT